TGTTTAAGTAATCTATGAATATTATATCAGGTTTGAAAGATTTTTTCAACGATAGTTCATTCAACAAAGATTTAAAATGACCAGAGTGTGCCGATGCTGTTGGATACTCTTTGATAATTAAAGTTCCTTGTGTTTTCTTTGCGATACTATTTACCTTCTTATCAAACATTGGTTTGGGAAGTTCGGTAATATTTTGAATATTAACATTTAAAAGATTAGCATCAATTCTTTCTGCAATCTTTTCCTCAGCCATTTCAAGCGTGATGTATAATACGTTCTTTCCTTGGAGTAACACACTACTTGCGACATGACACATGAACAAAGACTTACCAACACCAGTGCCAGCGAGAGCAATATTGAGTGTTTTATTCGGAATCCCACCCTTTGTAATCTTGTTGAAAAATTCGAGGTCGAATTGGATCTTATCTTCTTTTTTATGATATAACTCATATCTTTCTTCGTAGTCTTCTAAGTAATCGTGTCCTATATGATTATCGAAAGAAACAGCCAGAGCGTCAGAGAGAATAGTAGGAATAGCATCCCTTCCTTTAGCGTCATCTTGTCCATCTGCTAACGAAATAGATTCCATTAATGCTAAGTATATAGCACGATCACGACACCACTTCTCAGTGGTATCCATCAACCATTGATAATCTGCAGGTATATCTTTCAATGAGTTATTAATATCTCTAACTTCCTTTACCTCTGCCTCTGTAAGATCTGTTCGATTATCAGTTTCTATATTTAATGCTTCTATAGTTATTGCTGAACCATACTTCACAATAAACTTAGTTATCTCTTCAAAGACAACCTTCTCAGATCTCTGCTCAAAGTAATCAGGTTGAATAAAAGGTATAACCTTTCTAGAGAACTCTTCATTATAAATTAGATTCCGAAGAACCGTTGTTTCAATTCGTTCCATATGAGAAGTATTCTTTTGCGATAGTATCAAGTTTTTGCATTACTTCTTCTGTAAAGTATTCTTCAGTATTAGCAAGAATCTGTTTAGCATAGAGTTTCTTTCCATTTATTTCGTAACGTCCTGCAACATTCTTCCACATACCACCTATCTCTCCCAACTCAAGTAATCCATAGTAACGATCAAGACCACGTTCATCATAATACAGACGAACTTCTACGTCACGATTTTCTTTTGTTAAACGTGATTTATGAGTCTTTGCTTTGATAATATTTCCGATGACTTCCTTACCATCTTTCTCTTTCTTTTTGCTGAGATAAACGATTGTACTTGCTGCGTACTTGAGTCCGCTACCTCCTCCCATTTCTTTAGTTGGAACATAAGCTCCGATGACATCGTACGTGTGATTTGTGACAATAAGTGGGACATTTGCTTGACCTAATTTAAGTGTTAACATTCTAAAAGCACCTTTTACAAGTTGAGATTTAGTCATGTCTCTGACTTGTTTATCATCTAGTGCATCACGAATCTCTTTTTCGGTTGAAAGCATACCTAGAGAATCTAGAACAAACATACATGGTTTACGTTTGTCTTCATCTGTCTTGAGGTATATATCTACTGCCTTTAATGCTTTTGATCTAAACTCTTCGATTGTTACCACATTAACAACAACAAGTCTTTCAAGATCGATACCTCTAGATTCCAATAATCCACGATTAACTGCGGCTTCTGTATCGAAATATAGACAATACCCATCAGGATTATTATCCAGAAAGTTCTTAACCACTGCGAGGGAGAAAAAAGTCTTTCCAGTAGAGCTCTCACCAGCAATAGCAGTAATCTTGTTCCGAGATACACCGCCAAATATAGAGCCTGATACAAGGCCGTTAAAAATGTACGAACCTGTATCCACATATGTTTCAATCTGTTCTGCCTCTGAGGCGAGTTGGGTGTACTCATCGCCAATCTCTTTTACTATTTCTTTTAAGAAGTCCATACTAATTTAGTCTTGTTTAGATTCTACCACATTCCACAATAGATTACCAGCGATTGATATTCTTGGTTCTTCTGTATTATAGAATGGGTATACTTGATGATGTAGTGATGATGGAAATAACATTAGTGTGCCTTCCATATCTGGGCTCATGTATATAGGATATTCTACCACATTTCCCAATATATTGCAATATGTGAATTGAAAGTCAGAAGCAGCTTTAGAATTAAATGGCAATTTATGTTGTTCTTCATAGTTTGTTGGAATCTTCATCCATATTACAAATGAAGTTATACCATCATGCATATGTTCTGGATTGAATTCTGTTTGATATTGGTAATTAACCCACCAATTTAATTTTAAGGATGGTTGTAGTTTATGTTTGATAGACTCATCTACATCTACAGGAGGTTCATACACATGTGGTCTTTCCTTCATGATTTTGTTTGTAAGTGGCCCTACAATTTTATCTAAGAACCAGTTGTCTTTATCCTTGAGTCCTAGACTACCAGATATATTTCCAGCAAGTCTATAACTATAATCATTACTGTTATCTACATTATCCTCTTCTGCTTGTTTAATACAAGACCAAAGATAATCCATAACATCCTCGGTCAATTTAGTTTTGTATAGAGAAATATTTGGAAATTGCCAAGGTTCCCATAATATTTCTTTCTCCTCATTCATTGTCTTGATTCGGATAGTATACTTGTACGAAGGATTGACACTTAGGGCATGAGAGATTAGTTACAATAGAGTATTCCTCTTCACAATGATAGTCTTCTCCTGAGAAATCTGATCCCCATATGAGTTCAGTGTTGCAATGCCAACAGTTCATTTCTTGAATACTCCTAACTTTGCTAGGAGATACACTCCTAGTATAGTCCAGAATACAACTTCTAATCCTATGTTATTCATTAGATACCTACCAGTTTTCTCTGTCTTTCAAAGTAGTTATGCAGCAACCATGAACTACTGTTCTTCTTATCGGTTCCACCGATACCGAACTCCATTTCAACTCTCGGATCGTTACCGAACTTATCTGTCTCAGGTGTATTATCTGATCCACGATCTCCACCATTGGCAAATACTACAGTTTGTGCAATCTCCAAACATGCAGAGATGGCGTTACAAGCAGAACCATGTTCATCATCTTCTACTGTGATGACAGCATCAACCATGTCTAGATGTCTTATAATTTCGGCGCGTTCCTTCCATGATTGGAAGTACTGTCCTTTCTTTCTAGTCAACCATTCTTCAGTGTTTAATCCTACTACAAGATAATTAGTAAGTTCTCTTGCTTGCTCGAAGTAAGCAATGTGGCCACTATGAAGAGGATCGAAACCACCTGTAACTAAAGTTAGTATTCTTTTCTTAGTCATCAAACTCTCCTTTTCGTGCTAAGTATACCTTAACATCATTATACTGTGTTTCCATACTTTTTGCAAACCAATTAGCAGGATCTCTACCATCAAAGACTTTCATTTGAGTGTCAGAGAATATGCCATTATCTGACCAACATACTATGTAACGTGTCATGAGAAGAATGATTCAAGTGTATTCTTGCGTTCGGTCTCCCAACCGATGCAATCGAGAATAACCTTTATAGGTTCTAGAAAAGCTTTGTTGAATTGTAAATCATAATCAACATACTTATGTAGGTCTAATTCTTTAGGAAAATCTTGAATAAAAGATATAACATTTTCATGCATCCAGTTAGGCGTCTTTAGATAACAGAATTTAATTTTCTCTCCATTCTGTATCGCAGAATATTTGTGTTCTAATTTATTTTTATTTGTGTAGTGATTGTATAGTATGGCACCTCTAACATGTATAGGGCATCCTTTCTGATACATGTCAGATGGTGATTTCCATTTCTCCACATTAGATACTGTTCGAGGAAAAGCAACTTCTTCTGGTGGTAATGATGTAAATTCCTTTCTACATTTCTCAATGTAATCTATAACTTCTTCTTCTGTGCCATTCATCAATATCTTAAATGCGTCTTTCAACATTGTTCTGCATGGTGCAGGGGTTGAGGTCTTGATGGCCTCGATACCCATGATCTTTAGTTTGGCATCTTCATATCTTACACCTTCACTATCCCACACATTTAAAATATATCTTTTTTTCGCAGTCCATATACCAGTTGAAGCGATATTCTCTCGCTTCATTATCATTTTTTGGTCGTAGGCGTTAACGTAGTCTGCCAATTCTTGGTAAGAACTTTCAATATAAGGCTCAAGTTCCATTTCACAGACCTTATTAAGGAACCCGACAATGCCTTCAGTAGTTTTTTCTCTCCCCTTGTATACAGCTTCAACCAGATCACCCATATGCAAATAGATAGAATCAGTATCACTAGCAATAACATAATCTTTATCCTCCGTTTTTAGAATGTTGTTCATCTTTTGATTCATTTTGTTCTCTATCCACCTGATAGATACCTGTCCTGATAGAGTGATTGCTTCTGCGTTCGCTAGTTTAAAGTAGCGGAAGTATTGATTACCAATCGCACCATAGGCAGAGTTAAGAGCAATCTTCTTAGACATCTGGACATTGTTGCATCTCGCAATCTCCTTTTCAAGTTCTTTAGTAGGTGTCTTTTCATATGATTTTTTTGCTTTGATCATTCTCTTTTTGAAGATAACACGTTCGTTGTACATCTTCTCCATGAGTTCTGGTAAAAATCCTTTCACATCTTTACGATACATTGCACCATTGGCACAGACAGCAAAGTCTTTATACAATTCAAATGTATCTTCCTGACTCAACATTCTATCGACATTAGTACTTGGGTGTTTCTTCTCTTGTAGTGTCTCTGGAGAAATATTGTATTGCATAATTAAATGCGGATACAGTGAGTTTAAATCAAATGATACTACCCACTCATATCTGCCAGGCTTAGGTTCTTTCACATATGCACCAGCATACTTGGCATCTTTAGAATTACGATCCTTTTGTGGGATCACAATATTTTTCTTCTTGAGATAATTGTATATGATGGCATCCCATGTACGAACTTGAAACGCAACATCAGTAAAGTTTATCTTTGCATCGTAAGCACGAGTGCAACATAGATCAATCAACTTTAGTTTGTCCTCAAGACGATCTACCAGTTCAACGTCAACGATGTTGTAGTTTACAAATTTTTGCCAGTTTTTAGTATAAAAATCACGGAATGTATCATATTCACTATGGTCTAATTTTTTCTGACCCAGTTCCATCATAGCAATATGATCCAATTTAAAACTCTCTTGGTTAGGAGTTGCTGGAGATTTCTTGTATAGATCGAGATAATCAATTACAGAGATGCCCGCAATGTCATATACAATATTTGGTCTACCATGTATTGTGATTTCATTGCGTCTACAGATACCCCAAGGTGATATTCTTTTGGCATATTTCTCACCCATTAGTCTTTCTATCCGACCCATAAGATAAGGAATATCATACATCTCACAATTCCACCCTGTAATGACCTCAGGCGTGTTCTTTGTCCACCAATCTACGAATCTAGTGATCAATCCTTCTTCACTATGGCAGTCGATATAGATATGATCCTTTCGTTGTGGATTTTTTGTATATGGTCTTGATCCAAATGTAATAATTCTCTTTGTTGCATAGTCCTGTATTGTGATCAGGAGCAACTCTTCTGCAACATTAAAAACATCGGGGAAGCCATTCTCTGCAGCAACCTCAATGTCAATAGTAATTAATTTAATTTTGTTTAGATCAAAATTTATTTCATTCTCAGGGTATTCCTCTGAGATATATTGATGAACATATCTCTCATTACCATATACATTGAAGTTTTGAACCTGTGAATACTTATCAATAAACTCTCTACATTCTTTTATTGTGCCAGGTTTTACTGGATCAACTAATTGACCATCAAGTGTTTTCCACTTACTTCTCTTTCTCTTAGAAGGCACAAAAAAAGTAGGGCGAAACTCAACCCTATCTTCAAAATGTCTTCCATTATCATACCCTCTGACCAGCATACTATTACCGATCTGAAAGACATTTGTATAAAACTTCATTCCGTAGCCAGTTTCAAATATGAATCCACTAATGATTTGTGTGGTTCAACCAATGTAAGTATTTTATCAGAACATATCATAATTTCAACGTCATCTGTGACATTACTTAGATATGGTGACATTTCTTTACCTTCTATCTTATATGGCGATAACATCTTACAGTTGGGATCACCAATATCAAGAGCAGCAACCTCCTCTATCCCAGATATAATAAGATCACCATTTACTAAAACTAATATCTTAATTTCCTGTTCCATTCATTCTTGCCTCATAAGATTCCTTAACCATTGCCTTTGGTTCTACTATTGCTACAACCCAACTGGGATCAATTGATATTTTTTTCTCATCAGACAAAGGCATAAAAGGATAATATTGCACACTATACTTTGTTTCTGTATCCTCTGCGCCCTCAGTTAAAAGCACAGGATCTTCAATCAATTTACAACAGTAAGGATTTTCAAGAACTACAAAGATGGGTTTATCATTTTCATCTACAAGTTCTTTTACATCAGCAATTACCTCTTCGTTAGATTTAAGTAGAACTAATTTTATTGACATTGCATCAGTATATAGTTAGAAGCGGATGGATGGTATTGCACCACCGTTTACAAGTTGGAAACCTGTCGTAATACTTTTATACGACATCCGCATGAAAGACCATCTGCCCCACTTTTCAGTTGCATCTTAGGTCTAGAAAAAAGGAGGGAGGTTGGATTCCTGTGTACCAACAAATAACGGGCATTACTACAGTAAGTAAATACGTCATTGCCTGAGACCCGATTGGTTGATCGGTTCTACCCTTGCGAGCAGCAGCACCACCTGTGTCTCATCACCTTAACCAGCGGTTGCCAGTAAGTTTATTCAGTCACTCCCATGTTGCGTCCAACAAATATATTATAGCATAAAAAAAGAGGTTGTCAACCCTCTTCTTCTTTTTTCTTTTTAGCACCAATATTGTATTTTGTTTCTAATATCCAGTCTCCTTTATCTTTAAATGACAACACTTTGATTTGATTTAAAGGTGCAATGTCTTGAATACGAACTACATCGACCACACCAACCAATCCCCAATCAGCAAGAAGCTGAGCAATACGGTTGCGACGCTGAACATCGTTAGAAGTAAGATTAGCGTGTTTTCCATCAAGAGCAAAAAGTTCTTTAAAGTGGACAAGATAATACCTCCCTTGCTTATGCAGTATATGGCAACTTTGATATATTTTCTTTTCTTTCCTACTTGCTACACCAATTCTTGTAAGAGTTTCTCTGACTTTCAGGAAATCATCTGGTTCATTTAATGTTACCTCCACCATTTGGTCAGGAGACCATGTGACGACAGGTTCTTTAACAACACTCATTTCGCTCCTCCAGTATCAAATTTAGATTTTATAAAGTTGAGTTGTTTTTTTGTCAGAATCTTCAAAGCTTGTTTTGCTTTTTCGTTACTATAACCATAATAACGTTTTACATAATCAAGGTCTTTGATCATATCCTTACGAAGCCAAGGAGAGAATCTCTTCTTAGTTCTGAGGGTATTTATATAAAAGTCGTATTGCATCCGCTTCGGTAAGAAATTATACCTATTCATTTCATTTGCAAAAAGGATTGCATCTAAGTGTCCTGAGAAACAACGATTAATAATATATGGAGGGTAATCTTTCTCTACAGAAGGGTCTTCATCTATTAAATTTTTCTTTGTTTGGTTGATTGAATTTAACCAGTCTTTTAATTCCATTAGATTTTTCCATTATAAAGTAATTCTTGAAAGAGTTGATTACCCTTTCTTATATTTTCATTCCAATCAGAAGCAGCGTTTTCATCTGCCTTATCTGATATGTATTTGAAACATCTAAACTCTACATCATATTTTTTACAAACTCTAGCAATTGCATATGCTTCCATATCTACTATATCACATTCTATCTCTGGTTTACCAACTGCAAAAGAATCACCACTTCCAACAACTAAACCTCTTCTACCGATACGAATACCTTCTTCAAAAGGTGTTTGACCTAATCTAAATCCAAGTGGACGAACATCCATATCACGATCAACATATCCAGTAACTTCTACTAATCCAGATATATCTCCAACAGCACCAGCAGTTCCATAATTAATTATTCTTTTTGCTCCCGCATCTATCGCTTCCATTGTGGCAATGGTAGCATTTACTTTACCACAACCACTCAAATAGATTGAATGTCCTTTTAAACCCTCTGCCTCTTCTGGTAGTGCAATAATAAAACTAGTAATCATTTTTTTACAAATTTATAAGCAAGAGATGTTCTTAAACCAACATGTAGTCTATGTGGTGCTCCTGCGTAATGTAATATATTGCCAGAAAATAAAACTGCTCTATTTGGTTTATATGTAATAGTTTTTACTACCTCATCAGTTTTTAATTTGGGTTTGTCTAAATTCCAATTATTCCATTCTAAAGTATCTTCATATTCAGGTCCTGATCTATTAATAAAATGTAAGTGACCTTGCCAATCAATTTGCCAATCATTTGGAAAATATAAAAAAGTATAATGTCCGTCATCTGTATGAGGGTATCCAGCTTGTCCTGCTGTTTG